TGAAGCACGAAGTAACAAGCGGTATGAGATACGACCAGTACTTAGAAGATGTGTTGAGTTTTGGTATTGTTTATTCTCATCAACTAAAATATTAAAAGTAGTTCGTGCGTCTTGCAGAAAATCAAAGTGCTTCTGCATTGATTCTATTAAATCTGTTCTATGTGCGTTCTTTTTTTTGATGTCGTCTATTGAAATCTTTAAAGACTGCGTTAACGATTCAAAAGTGATTGATGCTTCTATGATTGCTATCTGTTTCATATCGTTATTAAAATATTTTTTTCGTTTGAAATTTCTACTTCATAATGATTTGTTGTCACATCAGTATAAGATAGTTCATAAATTATTAAATCATTCATTCTAACTTTTATACCAGTTACTATTCTTGCTCTTTGGTCTATGTCTGTTTTAAGATATACTATATCTCCTAAATTAAATTTGTTATTTATAAACATATCAAAATGGTAAATTATCAAATGAATTATTCGGTTGAATTGCTATTTGTGTATGCGTTTCTTTCAATGGCTTTGCTATGTTTCCATCTTCGTTGAATTTACCAGTCTTTACGTTGTACATTAGACTCGTTACTCCACGTACTCCAATAACTTCTGGCTTTGCTTTGTTTACTTTAATCTCGGTTACTACTGATTCGAAATCTCGGTGTACAATTATAATGCTTTTACCATTATTTCCCCATTCAGAACCGCCTTTTAATTCGTGCATATCTGGAATTTGTGCTTTGCCATTAATCTTAACTGGGCTTTTAGGATGTATGATTGTGTGAAAGTGCAATTTACTTGACTCGCATAAATCATTACCAAAACTCAACACATCTTCTAAGTACTGGTCGTATCTCATTCCGCTTGTTACTTCGTGCTTCATATAATTCCAACTATCAATAACTACTGAGAACAAATTTAATTCTTTTTTATGATTAGCACCAAATTCCCACAATTCTTTTGGTGTTATTGCTTTACTTGCTTTTCCTTGTGGCTTGTAAATTATAAACTTATCCAATACTTTAGGCAGTAAACGTGTTATTTCTAATTCAGTAAGTCTATTTTCAATCTTAACCTTTTCGCCTTGTGCATTGTAGTAGAACTCTTTGAACTGCTTACCACTCATTTTGTGCATTATCTTAGCGATTACTTCGGATGTGCTTCCAGCATCTGGCATATGAATTAAGTGTTTATGTCCGTACCATTCAGAAGTATTAACTAAGCATTCAAGTAGTAACTCTGTTTTACCACTTCCAGGATAACCAGTCCAATCTGTTCTGCTTCCTTCCATTATCGAGTAATGCTTTGCCAAGTTTGGGAATCCTAAATAAAAAGTTTTACCGCCACCGCTTTTGTAATGCTCAAATATAGAGTGTTCTATTTCTTGGTATTCGAATACGTTATTCATTTTCTGCTATTTGAGTGAGTCTATATGCTACTAAATCTTTTGCGTACTGATTCAATTCTTCTTGAGTCATTCCTTCGCCATTTCTAAACACAAATTCTTTTTTTTGTTGTTTAGGTTGTTCTGTATTACTTTTCTCCCAAGTACGTACACAAGCCTTCCAATCTTTCATTTTGTTTCTACCAACCATCCAACCTTTTGATTCGTAAAAGTCTATAAAAGTTTCCGCATTAACAAAGTTTTTTCTTTCTATACAATAATCTAAAACATCAATAGCCGTAGGCGGTGTAAATGTATTATTATCATTCTTTTCTTTCTTTACATTCTTGTTAGTTGTTACTTGTTTGTTATTGGTTTGTTGCTCATCTGTTATTTGGTTTGTTACTATCTGATATTTTTTGTAGTTAACTACCTGAATAATAGTACCTTTCGAGCTTGTTTTGATTGTTATTTCGTTTGTTGATTTTAGCTTACTTAATGAAGTTCTTATTTGTTGAATTGTCAAACCAACTTCTTTACTTAATAAATCCAAACCAGTTAAAGTCTGACCAACTTCAATCAATTTTCCTCTGTAATTTCTTTCTTTGTGATTAGCTTTTAAAAGTAAATACATAAATAATCTAAACGTATTCTTATCATCAAACCATTCCCACTCTAAAATCTGTCTGTGTAATTTTATCCAGCCACTCATAATATTTATTTAATAAAAAACCCCTATAAATCCGTAGAGTCTCAAGCTACTTCATTATAAGGGTTAATTAAAATTCCTTCTGTTGCCTATGTTTGAGACTGCAACAATGCAAATATACAATATACTAACTACTTTTCATCTTCAAACAATTGAATCTTTTGAACAATTTTATCAATTTCATTAACAATTTCAACCCATTTTTGTGCTGAATCTGCTGGTAGTTGTTCGCTTACATTCTCTACAATCTTTTCAACCCACGTATAAAAGTTTTCGCAGCGTTGTTTAAATTCACGTTTGTAGATTACTTCGTGCGATAGTTCATCTAATGTGTGTAAAATTGACTGCATCTGTAAAGTTAACGCTAAAGTCAAGTCTAAGTCTTTTCGTTGTTTAGTATTCATCTTCAAAAATTTTAAAAAGCATAAAAGTAGTAATAGATACACAAATTATATAAAATGGAAGTGCTGAAATACCTGTTTTTTGTTCGTACCATTTACCTATAATAGGTATAATAAGTGATAAAATAGTAGCTGAAAATACTATTAAAATTGTTTTTTTAGTGTTCATTGTTCTTGTTGTTTAAAGGTTTCGTTGTAGTAATCAATACCTGAATTGCTCCATAGTTCATTGTTTGGACTAATTCTATAAGCATCTTGAATTTGTTTCTCAAACATTTCTTTGGCTTGTTCAATATATTGACGTGTTCTCCAACTATGATTTATATCTAAGTTGTTATCAAGTTGTTCTATTAAAAATTCTACTGCTGTTTTCATTGTTCTTGTTTATTTTCGTTTATAATATCTTCCAATCCTTCAATAATATTATTTTTAGAATATCCAGCCGTTAACATCAAGTTGTAAATGTTACGTGTAAATTCAAAAACATCTTCATCATCGCAATCTGTTTCTATTGAGTGTTTAACTCCGTATTTTTCAATGTATGCTTTCATAGTTTTTTATTTAAAGTTACCTCTACGTTCTTCGCAGAACTTAATCCAATTATCCATCGTATCACAATAGTATATAATGCTTGGGTGCTTATCTGCTTCTTTTAATGCTTCTGCTTTGCTTTCAGCACTTACAATCATTCGGTCTGGTTTTCCGTTTGATAGCCAATAAAGTATTACGTACTGCTCCATAGTTTTTAGTTTAAAAATATCGGTTTAACCACCCACCGAAAAGGATAATACTAAAATGGTAAATCAGACTCAATATCTTGAAACTTCTGCGATGCAGTTTGAAGTGGTTTTTCTTGCTTTTCAGCAACTTTAACATCTCCATTGGTATAAACTACTTTGCCGTTACCAATGTATCGTTTAGAAGTCTTTAAATCACGTTCTTCTTTTGTTTGCGATTCTGTTAATCCTACGTTGTTTCCGTATTGGTCTGTTGAATCATTGATTGAAATTGTCAAGTTTAAATACTTTCCGTTGTATAACTTGCTTTTGTCGATTTTTGTTACATCAATTGATGCGTTGATTAGTGTACTCATTTTTTGATTTTTATTTGTTCTACATTTACTCCGAACTTTTCGGCAATTTCTTCTAAACTTAACTCTAAGTTAAATTCTATTTTTGGCTCAATTTCTTTTGCGTATCTCCAAGTTGATGTTTCAGTTACATTATTAACTTCTTTATCATTTTCAGCAACAGACCAAGCTAAAAATTTATTATTTCTTGTCATAAAAACTTTACGTTTAATCCATCTTATCGAATCATTTGAGACCAGCATCCATCGTTCAGGTGTTTTTAATGGAAAAGCTATTTCTTCATTTTCACGATAATAAGTACCATCTTTTCTAAATGATAATTTTTCACCACATTTAATTGGAAAATTTGATGGGTCATCTATTTTAGTAACTTTTACTTTAATCCAATCTCCTACTTTTACGTTTTCTAAACTCATTTTACTTTGTTTTTATTTGTTTAAAATTAATAATAATTCTTGATAATACTCTCGTGCTACTTCGATTCTTTGCTTTAATTTTTCAATATCCGCTTCGTTGTATTCAACTATAAATCGTTTAACACGTAAATCGTTTGGTATGTGGTCAAAACTATGTAGGCTTTCTACTGCTTCACGTACAAGAGGGTCTTCATCAATTAAGCATAATTTCCAATGCTCTTTTCTAACTTCGCTTTCTACAATTTGAAAGGGTGTATCTGTTAAGCAATATACTAACTCTGCTTGTTTATGTCCTGTAAGCCACATATATCCGATAAGTTGCCAGTAGTAATTTTTATTTTTAAGCACATCGTCAAACATCGGAAAAGTACTTGCAGACCAAGAGCATTTTATATCAGCTAATAAAGTGTCATTTACTAAATCTGGCGTACCTACAACATAATCATTTTTAAACTTTTCTTCGTTCTTTAGAATCCAATTCCAGTCTAATACTTCGGATGCTAACTCAATTGCTAAGTCTTCATTTTGATTTCCTTTGTCGGTATAGCGTGAACTAAATTCTTTGTAGATTCCGAGTTCTTTCTCTCTAAACATATCTTCGACAAGCGTCTTTGCAGTGGCAGACAAAACCTCGCTTTTACTACGAGATTCTGTCATTAAATTACCTAACTGCGAACATCTGAATAATAAACTCATAGCGTTGCAAATGTTACTTTTTGTGATTCAGTTAACTCAAACTGCAATAAGTCTTCTTTCTTAGCAAGTCCTTTTCCTATTGCTTCAATTGCTTTGTTAAATCTTTCGTCTGTGATTGTTTTAACTTTTTTTACTTGTTGACTATTATCTTTTGAGTCTGGGTCGCTTTCTGTTTCGTCAATTAAGAATAAACCATTTAAAGCGTATTTACGTGCGTAACTTGATGCAGTACCTGTACATTGTTCTGAAGACATTCCTTTATGGTCTCCCATCTCTGCAAATCCATTAATAGTGATTCTATCTACTTTTCCATCTTCATTGTAAGAAATCAATTCAGCACTTGCTTTTAAAAATAGTTTACTACCAATCTCTACAATATCGTCTGAAATTGTTAATACTGAATTATGTTTTAATAGTACTGGCTTTAAAGATTCGAGTATTTGTTCTGCACTTCTGTACTTGTACTTTCCAAATGCGTTGAAAGAACCTTTTGGGCATTTTAATTCTGCTTGAATGTTAATTAAATTTTTCATTTTCTTAGTTTTAAATTGTTAATAATTTC